TCACGCCGGCGGCCGAGCTGACCATAGACGGCCGCCGCTTTGGCACGCAGGCAATGAGCCGCATCATCAGCATCAGCCTGACCGACAAGCGCGGCTTTGAAGCCGACGAGCTGACCATCGAATTGGACGACCACGACGGCACAATCGCCATCCCCAAAACAGGCAGCAAAATCACGCTCAAACTAGGCTATAAAGAAACTGGCCTCGTCGAAAAAGGCGAATATCTAGTCTCCGAATTTACCGCATCAGGCAGCCCCGACCGCCTAAGCATTACCGCGCGCGCCGCCGACCTTGCCGAAGCCCTCGCCGAGCAAGTCGAGAAAAGCTGGCACAAGCAGACCCTCTACCAAATCATCGAGACCATCGCCAAAAAGCACAAATACGAATACATCATCAGCAAAGACTACCAAAACCAAAAAATCGACCACATCGACCAGACCAACGAATCCGACGCGTCATTTATGAGCCGCCTCGCCGAGCAGTACGATGCCATCGCCACCATAAAAAACGGCAAGCTCTTATTTATACCGGCAGGCGAAAGCCAAACCCCCACCC